CTTGGGCACGAGATCTTGGATTCTTTTGTAAAAGGTATGCGTCAAAAGACGATTGATACGCTTAAGAAGTTACCGGGGCCAAAAAAAGATTGAGGGGATCTAAATGGCTGTCGAATTAGAAGTAAGAATTGGCGAAGCTGAAGATGTGGATGACATCATGTCTTTGGCCTTATCTGCATGTGAGGAAAACGGGTTTGTGGACCCCAATCCAGAAAAATTGCTGAATGAAATATGGCATGGTTTGACCCTCGAAAAGGGTCTAGTAGGTATCATTGGGGAACGCGGAAAACCTGAAGGGGCGGTGCTACTCAGGGTCGGTTCTATGTGGTACAGTGACCACGAGGTGCTTGAGGAGAAAGCCATCTTCATTCACCCTGACTACCGTAGCGCAAAGGGGGGCCGTGCGCGGCGGTTGTGCCAGTTCTCGAAACAGGTGGCTGATAGTCTGGGACTACCATTGATTATCGGGGTTCTCTCAAATCATCGTACCGAGGCAAAGATCCGCCTTTACGAGCGCCAGTTCGGAAGACCGAGCGGGGCTTTTTTCCTTTATAACGCCCGCACCGGAGCGTTCCGGGCGGCTGCGGAGTAGGCAGAATGGGCGGCAAAAGCACAACATCAACGTCAACGGTTTCGATCCCGCCAGAGGTTCTTGCACGGTATAATGCCGTCAACGCCAAAGCGGAACAGGTCGCAGCCACGCCATTTCAGGCTTATGGCGGACAGTTTGTCGCCCCTATTAATCCGACCCAGCAAGCGGGCATTGAGGCCACCAGCCAATATTCTCAGGCTGCACAGCCCTATTATGGAGCTGCGACCGGTCTAGCACTGGCTGGGGCAGCGCCGGTCAACCCGCAGAATTTGCAAGTTGGCCGCTATATGAACCCTTACACAGGTTATGTGGCAGGGGCTACGCAACAGGCTTTGGGCCAGCAACAGGGTCAACAGCTCAGTCAGCAACAGGCTGAAGCTATTCGCGCAGGTGCCTTTGGCGGAGATCGTGCTGGTATTCAGCGTGCCGTTCTTCAGGGGCAGCAAGGGCTGGCTACGGCACAGGCTATCGCGCCAATCTATCAGCAGGGCTACCAACAGGCTCTTGGCGCTGCCCAGCAGCAGCAGGGCGTTAACCTGCAAGCGCAACAGGCCAACCGTCAGGCTTTGCAACAGGCCGGTCAGCAAATCGCTGGCTTGGGTACAGGTGCCCAACAGGCAGCCCTTCAGGGCGCACAAGCCCAGATTGGCGCTGGCACATTGGCTCAGCAGACCCAACAGGCCCAAGACACAGCTCAGTATCAACAATTTCTTCAGGAACGCGGTTATCCGTTCCAAGTGGCACAGTTCCTTGCCAACATCGCGATGGGCACTGGTGCGCTTTCTGGCTCGACCACGACCACGACACAGCCGTCTTCGTTCTTTTCTGACGAACGTCTCAAAGAGAACATCAAGAAGATCGGTGAGACCAACGATGGTCAGCCAATCTACAAGTACAATTACAAAGGCGATCACCGCACTCAGATCGGTCTTTTGGCGCAGGATGTCGAAAAACAGCATCCTGATGCTGTCGGCCAATCGCATGGCTATAAAACGGTTGATTACGACCGTGCGACCGAAGATGCCGAACAGCGTCCGCATCGCGGATATGGCGGCGGTCTCGACCCGATGAACTCAATGGGCGGTGCTGTAACGCCTATGACCATCGGCGAGGCTTTCGCTCGCGGCGGTTATGCTTTGAGCGGTTCAGTTTTGGAGCCGACAGATCTTCAGGCCCTGCTTCAGGCCAACAAAGAAATGTATCAGAAAACCCCATTTGGTGGCGCTGCTTTCCAGCGCATCGGTGGCGGTCAAAACCCAATGGGTGGAACAAGTATTGTCCCACCTGCCAATCTTCCAGTTGCTCGACAGGCATTAGCTAAAGCTCCCGGCGCTCCGCCGCCAAGCGGCTTTAAGCAAATGGTTGGCGACATCAATTCCGCTCAAGGTTTCTATGACACTTTTGCCGGTGAAAAAGGCATCTTTGGCGAAAAGGGCGTTGGCACAGCCATTGGCAAAAAGCTTGGTCTGACAGGAAGCACTCCTCCTGCTACTGGCGGACAAAATCAAGCTTCCGGCGTTGCTGCCGGTAAACCTGCCACTGCTCCCGCGGGTGGTGTTGCTGCTGCGGCTGCAAAGCCAACTTCGGCACCAAATCAAGCTGTTGATACTGCAAAACCATTGCAGCAGCGTGCAGATATCGATCCGAACATCATTCCGCAAGATACAAGCGTCATGGTCGCAGCTCATGGTGGCTTTATCCATCGTCGTGGTTATGCGACCGATGGCGGTGGTGGTCTTGGTGCTGGTGTGTCAAACGAAAACGATATTATCCCCGGCATGAGCGGTGGCGAAGATCCGTTGGCTGATGTCGTGCAATCCGGCAAGCAGCAGATTCATAACCTCCAAACACCCGGCGGCGGCGCTGGTGGGCAGCAGGGCGGCGGTCTCGGTAGCGCATTGATGCAAGGCGCAAGTATGCTTGGCGCAGCTAATACGCTTGGCAATGCTGGAAGCTGGTTGGCGACAAAATTGCCAATGCTTTTCTTGGCTCATGGCGGCGTAGTCCCGCGCCATCATTATGCTACTGATGGCGGTGTTGATGATGATCCAAACCGCGCAGATGTTCCATCTGAAGCTATTGATTCCGACATCCTGAAATCAGGTTCGCAACACGGCAATCTTGCTGTCGCCCAGCCTCCTGCTGGCGGCAGTGGCGGTGGCAGCAGCGGTCTTGGTGACGCAGCAAAGGCTGCACAAGCAATCGCAAATATTGCAGGAATGTTCTTGGCTCATGGTGGTGTTGTTCCGCGTCCGCATTTCCAAACTGGCGGGGGCGAAACTGAAGATGTTGTTCCTGCTAATTATTCAGAAGAAGCCGATTTGCCGTCTATTCGTGCACAGGAAGCGCAGGCACAGGCTGCGTTTGATCATCGTGCGACAGTTGCTAATGCAGCTAAAGAAGCAGGCATCGATGTCAATCATGCTATGCGTCTCGTGCAAGGCGAAAGTGGCTTTAAACCAACTCCGGGGGATGATGGGTCATCCGGCAGTGTCTGGCAACTTCATATCGGCGGCATTTCTGACAAATATCCAAATGCAGGAAAGGGCAATGAGTTTTTTGCTCAAGCACGACCTGATTTAGATAAAACTTTAACGCCACAAGAAAAAATTAAGTGGCTTAATGACGATAGAAACCAAGCTGAAATCAGCAAATGGGTTGCGCCTGAAATCGCCAAAAATGGCGCAGCACCGTGGACCCAAGCTCGCGTTCAGGGTCTTTTTGGTCTGAACCGTGAGGGCGGCGCTCCATCTGGTGGTTTGGGCGCTCCTACGGCAGAAAAATCGTGGGCGCTCCGTAACCTTCCGACAACCACAACGCCGGAAGGCAAAGAAGAAGTTAACGTCAAACAGCTCCTCATTCCGGGCCTTATTGGTCTTGGACAGATGGCTGCTTCGCCAAGCCGTTATCTTGGCTCGGCTGTTCTTCAGGGTCTCGGAGCTGGCGCTCAAGCCTACGCAACCCTTGAGAAGCAACAAGCTGATACGGATGCAGTTAAGGCTGGCATTCCGGGCATCGCTCTCGAGTCTGCCCAGAAAGCTATCTTTGTTGATCCGAACGGTGAAACGTGGATCAACGTCAACGGTAAATGGCTCAACAAAGCTTCTTGGATTGAGGCTGGTAGCCCACAATCAACCGGCAGTGCAATGGGCGATTATTACGTCAAACGCCTGTTTGGTTCTGGTGTTGCTGGTGAAAAACCAACTGAACAAAAAGCTGGAACAACTCAAGTTGCCGGTCCATCTGGTGGACCAGCGGCTCCTGCGGCTCCAAAGGCTCCGTCTCTCTATGATTTGACGGATGCTAATAAAATTAACGCTCTCTCGGAAGGCCAAAAAATTGCAGCCGAAGAAGCTAAAAATGTTCGCAGCCAAGACTATCGTGGCGCTCGCGATCAACTGATCGCTGAGAACCAAGCGGTTCTTTCTGCGGCTCGCAAACAGATGCAGGATGCACAAACTATCAAACCGTCTCTCAATCAGGTTGCGACTCCTTTGGCAACACTTGCTGCCGGTCAAGAAATTACGGCTGGCGCTCTTGCTCCTTTGCAACAGGGTGTTGTTAAGATTGCAAATGCTGCTTTGGAAAAAATTGGTTTGCCGCCATTTGCTCTGGAAGGCATGACAGCAGCTACAGTTGCGGATAAGGCGAGCGAAATGCTTGCTCAAGCAAAAACACTTGGCCTTGATCAGCGTGCTTATTCTGCTCTTGAGCGGGTCGCTAATACCGTTCCGAACAAGAACATGAACAAAGAAGCTTTTGCTGACATCCTTGCAACATCGTATATTGATAACTATCGCGCACAGCATGAAGGTTCTTACACCCTCAAATATGGTCAGGGCCAAACCGTTCCGATTGGTCGCAGATCTACGGAGGCTTATCGCGCAGATCATCCAGAACTTGATCGCCAGTTTAATACTGAAAAAATGGCGATTAAGGATCTCTTGTTAACTAAGGTTCCTATTGGGGACGGTAAATACGAACCTTTGCTCAATTATCTTTTGGGTCAAGGTAAAGATCCTGAACTTCGCTCAAAGATCACGCCAGAATTGATAAATAAAAAATATGGCGTGAACGTAGCTAAGTACTTTACGAACTAAAGGCTGATCATGGCAGACGATCAAAAAATGACTGTTGATGAATTAAACAGTCTCCTTGTAGGCCCTAAGCAACAAGCGATTGAGGCTGGGAAAAAAGCACCTGCGCCCACACAGGCTGTTGCTCCCCAAGGTGATTTTTCTGTCGAAGATCTTAATCGCTTGACGGCTTCTACACCCGCGCCAAAAGTTGGGTTCGGAGAAGATATTCTTCGCGCCGGTGGAGCAGGTTTGTCTCGCGGCGCTGTTGGCCTTACTGGCCTTCCGGGCGATTTCGAAGCCTTGGGTCGATTTGGGGCAAAAGCTGCTGGATATGATGTTGCTCCTGAAACCGTTCTTCCTACATCGGAAGAGATGATTCAGAAGGCTCAGAAATATATCCCCGGCGCAAAAGATTTTATGGAGTATAAGCCTGAATATGCTCCGAGCCGCTATGCAAAGACTGCTGCGGAATTTCTGCCGGGTGCGCTGGCGGGTCCGGGCGGTTTTGCGTCCAAGGTTGCTGGATCTGTTGGCGCGGGTATCGCTACGCAGGGCATCGAAGACTACATGCACGGCACCAAATGGGAGGGAACCCCCTATGAGGCTGCTGCTAAGATTGTTGCTTCTATTCCGGGCTATGGTCTTGGCACAAAAGCTTTAAACATCGCCCGGGCTCCAGTATCTGGCCTTATTGCGCCAGAAGCAGAAGCCATGCGTAGGCTCGCAGGGGCTATGCAAAAAGATGTCACCGTTGGCGGCAAATATGGCGCTCGGCTGACCCCTGAAGAAATTGCGGCTGCTGGCGGTGAAAGCACTATCGGTGCTGTCGGTGGTCAACGTACACAAGATGTTATTCGCGGAGCCGCTACACGAGCGCCGGAAGAAGCTCAAGGCGCATATATTGCCCGCACGGGCCGCATGGCTGAAGAAGCCCCCCAAGAAATGGGAAGCTTCATTAACCGCCTGTTTGGCGGAAACCCAGTAAACCCTTTAGATGAGATGGAGCGTATTGCCCGCGAATCTAGGATCGTTAATGGTCCTGAATATCAGCGCGTCATGAACCTTCCTCATGCTCAACAAATCATAAACACTGATTTGGAAAATGCTGTCAGCCGTCTTCCTAAAGGGGCGATCAACGATATTGCTGATCGCTTGAGAATGGATGGTATTGATCCGACTAGCCTCGGCATGACGAAGGTGCGTGGTCAATGGAATATCAATCCAGCCGGGATGCCGTTGCAGTTTTGGGATGCCACAAAACGCTATCTCGACACCAATATTGCCAAGCTTCGTGACCCAGTTTCAGGAACTATTACTGATAAGGGTTTAGATAAATCTTGGAATGCCACCAACAAAATCCTGAAGGATGCACTCGACACAGCCGTGCCGGAGTATGGCGCTGTACGTGGTGCTGCTGCTGAATCGTTTGGCGCTACCAGCGCGATGGATCTTGGCATGAAGTATCTTCATGAAAAAGATCCTGCGAAAATTCGGAACATTGAGCGCATCTATCAAAGCCTGTCGCCGGATCATCAGCAAGAATTTGCTTACGGTTTGGCTGGCGCTTACAAGACAGGATTTGAGCAAAACCCCGATCAGGCGTTTAAGCTTTTGTCGGGGGGGCGTGGCACGGAATATCAGAGAAAGCTTCAGTTTGGCCTTGCGCCAATCGGCTCTGATGCCGCTGAATCGTTGATTAATTTCTCAAAGGTTCAGGCAGCAAATAGGACGATCAATCAGATCAAACCGCAATCTGACACGTTTATGAGAAGCAATCTCATTCCGGGTCTGACCGGTGCTGGCGCTTTCGTGTCTGACGTTTTGTTCCAACCTTTTCTTTGGTCCGGTAACCCCGGTGCCTTTGCTACGGCTACGGCAGGGTTTTTGGGCGGCAAATACTACACTTGGAAAGAAGCCCGCATCGGCGCAAAGGTTATGGAATTGGCCTCCGACCCATCTAAGTTGGCTGAACTTCGGAGTTTGATCAAAGCCGATCCAAACGCAAATTCGTTCTTGGGCAAAACTCAAGCTTTGATTAAAAATTATAGCAAGTATCCCGCCGGTGCTTATACAAGCACTGAAATGCAGGGACAGGCTAAAGGTGGACGCATCGGTCGAAAGGCTGGCGGTCGCATCTCCGCAGAATCCACCGCAGCAGATCTTATGCGTAGAGCTGAGATTGCGAAAAAGAACATCGGCAAGCATACTGAGGCACTTCTGAACAAGCCGGATGAAACGGTCGTGAAGGCGCTTCAGATTGCCAATCAAAACCTTGAGGGCTGATCATGGCTTCGACGTATACAACCAATAAAGTCTTGGAATTGCCAGCCAACGGCGATTACGTCGATACATGGAACGTCCCTGCCAATGGCGACTTTACTATCATTGACCAAGCTTTTGGTGCCACAACTTCTCTCAACGCCACCAGCGGTTCAGCCACGCTGACCTCGACGCAATATCGCTCGCTGTTTCTTAGCATCAGCGGGGCAATGTCTGCGGGCGTAACCTATACAATCCCGTCTGGGGTTGGCGGTCAGTGGATCATTCACAACACAACCACAGATTCATCAGGTGGCCCGTGGACGGTTACGATTGCCTCTGGTGGTGGGGGCGCAAGCCTTGTGATCCCACGCAATACCCGCATCATTGCTGTCTGCAACGGAACAAGCGTTAGGCCGCTTACCTACCTTTCTGAAGATAGCTCTGGCAACCTGACTGTTACTGGTAGCATCAGTGCAGGAACCAGTATTTCAGCCACAACAACCCTTGCTGCCGGTGGAAATATAACTGCTGGTGGCGACATCACCGCAACAGGCAACGTCACGGCCTATTCAGACGCAAGCCTCAAAACAGACGTTTTGACCCTCACTAATGCTTTGGAGACGGTTCTGAAGCTTCGCGGTGTCAGCTACACGATGATCAATAGCGGCGAGGCTGGTATCGGCGTAATTGCACAGGAAACAAGAGAAGTTCTTCCGCAAGTTGTCAAGGACAATAACGGCATTCTCTCTGTCGCCTATGCAAACATGGTCGGCGTGTTGATTGAGGCTATCAAAGAACTGTCTGCAAAAGTGGATAAGCTAGAGGGTAAGTAATCACCCAAAAGCTCTCCATTGCGATAACGGTTGATGGCCCATGTATTTCAGTGTGGGTTTTTTATAAACCAGTACTATGTCGCCAGCGATTGCAACTCTCTTTGACTTATAGTCACTGAAAGAACGAACATAATTGTCAACGATATTTGGCTTTCCTTCTGTGCCGTGATTTAATTTTCCCGGAAACATTAACATATTTCCTTCTTGTGGAGTGAAGCTCCAACCCAAAGAATTAAAAACATTCCATTCTTTTGGCGGGTGCATCCTTATGCAGTTTGCAAACAATTCACGCTTTTCGTTTTCGTCGTAAAATGTAATATTGTTTTCTTTTCCTTTTGGAATGTTTACATAGTAAACAAATGACAGAGAAACTTCTCCGTGATTATGTGTTGGTGTTATTTGAGAACCAACCACGTTTAACCAAGATTTTGGGATGTAATAATCAAAAATCTCGGAGTCTATTGACATGATTGACACATAATTTTTTGCCATTTTTGTAGCAAAAACATAAAGCTGTCTCAAATTGCTGTCATGATGTAGATCATTCTTTACAAGTTCATAAGACAAGCCTTCCTCATTAAAATATGACAAAACATTTTTCTCAAAACTTTTTTTTAAATCATTATGATCCAAAAAGGTTTCTTCTAAAACTAAGGTTGGGAAAAGCGCATGTGCTTGCATTTCATGATCTCACAAGTTCACTGAACAGACAGTCATTCTTCTCAATCCATTCCGGCGTGATGTCTTTAATGATGTCGCGCCAGAACGTCTCAAAGATATGGATAGCGGGAGCATTTCCAACCATTTCTTTTGCTTGTGATTTAAGTGCTGGATCAAACATCCAATTTTTTGACAGATCTAAAGGACAACACATTTGATGTCCCCAAATGACAAAATTATCTTTAAGGATCGGGTTTAGAGCAAGCTCATATGGAAGCACTACCCCGCCGTAAGCCCATGTTGGATGCTTCATGGCTTCAGGCATACGATCCAACCAAATTTTGACAAATAGATTGTTCGGGGGAGTTTGCATCATTGCATTTGAGATCGAAGTACTAGCTTCTGTTTCCCATGACATATTGAGGCAGTTAAATGGAGAGCTAAATGGTTTTATAGAAATTATGTCTGTATCCATGTAAATACCGCCATGCTCATGCAAAATTTGCAAACGCATGACATCTGACACATATTGAGGCCACACGATTTCAGCCCCGCCAATATGTGTTGGAAGTTCGCATTTTCGTTTTGTGACAAATGGCAAAGGAACGCTGCTGGGCGCGTTTGTCCAAACAATAACTTCATGGTCGGGATAAGTGCTTATCGCTGTTTTGACGGCAAGCGTATTAACCAACGACCACGGGCGTGTCTTTTCTGTCCACGGATAGATGAAGTGAATTATTTTCGGTATCATGTGTATCTCACGAAAAGACCCGGCGCATAAGCACCGGGCCAAGTCATCAGTTTCGTCAATTTGCCGTGGGTCATTCCACAGCAAACCAATTGTGTCATAGCATTTTGAGTCGTCAACGACATTACGAACGAGCCTTAGAACTTTTTGTGCGAATCATATCGAAGCAAATTTTGTGATGCTCTTCGCAGTAAGATCCATGCGCCTTGCGCTTACCGCAGTACATCGTATCTGGGCCTTTAGTGGGTCCAATGATGTACCGGCATGACAAGCCCTGAAGCTCTGTAAGTTTAATAAAGCCTTTTGGCTCTTTAAACTCAAACAGTCTTATGACTTTTTTTGGTTCTTCTTTAGGAACAACCTTGATGTCACTTGATGTTAATTGAGGCTTATCTTTTTTTACTCTCGGTTTTGGCTGAATGCGATAGTCAAACATGCCCTTCTTACGCATACGGTGAACATGCCCCATGACCACGCCACGAGAAACACCGAGGATGACGGCAATCTGCATTCCGCTTTTGTTTTGATTCCAAAGCTCCTGAATTTGATCTTGTATATCGCTCATATCAATCTCCATGCGGTGGGGCGACCACATAAGCAGCCGCCCCTATATTATTAAGATGCGCTTTCTTCGGTCTGCTGCTCTGGCTTGGGGACCGAATATTTAAGCGGCGCAAGCTTGCTCGCCATTGCTGCAATATCGTCTTCCAAAGCAATACTGACCGAGTTTGTCAGGTTTGCGAACTGGCCGCTGAAAGCTAGATATGCAATGCCATCGATATAGTTGTCCGCGTTGTTGCGGTTTTCCTGAAGACGGCCAAGCTTCACGCAGTGAAGAATCATAGCAATGTCATAAGGCGAAATTGATTTATTCAGGACGATTGAGGAAAGCGTAGCGATACGCTCAAAGCACGCCTCTTCTGGGCCGTATTGGTCCCCGCGCTCCCGGAGCGTACTGATTGTCTGTCCCAAAATTTCCGTATGCTTCATCATCGTTATATTCCTCTCTCTCAATGTAAAGCTGCACTTTCCCAATATGTGCGCTATTTAGCACCATGTCGCCTCTATCTTGCCAAATGGTTTCGCCGCGTTGGTTTCTTTTTCGATAGAGAAGACGGCAGGTGATAAATTCATGTTGATTTAGAAGCTCGCAAAAATCAGCGCAATCTTCCACTTCATGTTCGACAGTAATCTGATGCACAAGATAGTTCTGTGCGGATGGCATATTCATTGTGAGTAGATATTTCACAATTTAATCCTCCGATAAATGATATTCTTAAGAGGCGAGGCGTAATAGACCTCAAACTGATTTTGGTTTCTTGCGAACTTCTCTGTGACATACCAGCTATTTTTGGTCGAGCCAAGAACGATAGCGGCATGGGTCATTTGAGCATTCACGGTGACGTATGCTGTGACTGATCCTTTGGCGCGGTCTACAGATCCTTTCTTCGAGATCAAGATCTCTTTAAAGGGCCAGTTGTCCGGGCCATCGAAATTCTTCTCAGGCAGATGCTTAACCTCAATTCTCATGTGACCCGCGATTGGGTCAACAATGAACAGATCACCATTGTCTGCATAGCCACGATAATCACTACCCTCTGGGAAGACCATAAGCTCGGGCATAACGACTTTGCGGCCATTACGCTCCAACCATGCCTTCACAGCCTCCATAGCCGCCCTAGAGCCAAATAGGCGCTCCCTGAAGCCATCGTATTCGCCATACGGGTGATCAGCCATCCTGATCTCGCAGAACGACCGAGCCATCCATCTTCTTTTTCCATTTAGACCCACGCCCCCCGGGCATAGGGTTTCTGGATTTTTTCGCGCCGATGTGCCGCTGGTGAATGCGTTTGACCTTGGCGATCAAAGGCGCGTCTACCTTAGCTGTGTGTTGGCGATGACAAGTGCGATGAGCGACAAGCCAATTACTGGCATCGTCCAATCCACCCGCTTCCAAAGGTATTTCATGTGATACATCCCAATCTTGTCCGGGCACGACCTTCATGCTGCACAGGTGACAAATGCCAAGGTGCCGCGTAAAAATATCCACCCTCATCTTCGCTGTTATGCGAACACGTTTCATAGTTTCATCTCAGCCCTGCGAGTCGCTGCATGTGATTGCCACTCGCTGAATTGCATACGGATATATTCTAGCTGCACCTTCAGGAGAGCCGCTTTCTTTCGCGCCTCAACCATCTCGTTGATGTAGTCGGCCCATTGCGAAGATGCCTTCACGGTCATCTCAGCCTTCGATACCGGCATATCGCCAAGATCGGCCATGCTCTTGGAAAGGAAAGCAGACTTGCTCTCCTCCAAGATGTTGGCCGCAGAATCCGCATCAACCCATTTTTTGGCGATGACGCGGAACTGCTCCGAGAGTGGAAGGTTGCTATCCACTAGAAAGGCACCTCTTCGTTTGTTTCTTCACGCGGCGCTGGCTTTTCTGCCGGTGCATCTTTGCGTGTGAAAGCCTGTTCGAAAAACTTGCGATTATCTTTGGTCTCTTTGACCCAAGCCGATTGCCAATATTCGACACCATCGATCAACACGGTGCCTTTATACTGAGGCGACTTTTCGCTAGTGATCTTGTCGTTCTTAAACAGAGATCCTGTATTATTTTTGCGCTCATAGGCCATTTGTTGTTTCCTTCAGTTTGATGATTTTTTGATCTAGATCGAACAAGAACTTTTCGACCTCACGTTCCAGCTCAATAATGAGATTATTATCTCGCATGACACGCGTGGCGAAAAACTGCATGTTCTCCGGCATACGCGGATCATATGATACGAAATCGCACCATGCTCGGCCAGTGCAAGCCATCTGCCATTGCATCTGGTTCACATATTTAGACGGCGCTTCTTTATCTAACAGCGTGTCAATATGCGTGGCGGTGTTGGGGCATTTGATCTCAACGAGACCATCGTCGCCAACAAGGCCATC